AGATAAAACAATGGGTATGAAATATTCATTTGCCGAACTTGGACAAAATATTTTAACAAGAAAGTTTGGTGGAACTACAGTTGGGGTTGCAGATCCTTACACTACAGGTTATCATTTTATATGGTTTGATAAGTTACCGCCTGCCTTAACTGCTTATGTTTCGGAAGGTATTAGTGGTATAACAAATCTCGGAGAAATACAGACAGTGCTTGCAGCATCTTGTCTATCGGTAACACCTCCAGGTGGAACTCTAAATAAAATTGAGTACACTGGGCTTGGTGGTGTCAAATGGGCTGTGCCGGGAAATATCGACTATGGAAATACTGTATCTGTAAAATTCTTAGAATTTAACAAGACCCCAATTCTTGATATTATGCATTCTTGGGTTAAAATGATAAGAGATTATAGAACTGGTATTACTGAATTAGTGGATGGATCGGAAGGTGAAGGATATACAAAGAAAACTTATGCTGGTCTTATGTATTACTGGACTACAGCACCTGATGCTAGAACAGTAGAATATTATGCAGCATATGATGGTGTATTTCCAGGAAAAGATCCACAAGATTTATTTACAAGCGATGTTGAAACAGTTGGTAGATTAGATCTTGAGATCGAATTCAATGTAGATTACGCATGGCATGAACCTTGGGTACTAGCTAAGTGTAATACTTTTGCTGAAACATTTGCTAAAGTCGGAGATACTGTTAAAGGATATGGTGCAAGACAAGCATAATTGAGGTAAACTAATGTTACAAAAATCTTATCTTAAAGTCGTTGCTGCGTATATTGTTGATGAATCCACCCTTTCAAAATACGCTAAAATTCAGATGCTTCGTTTTATTGAGAATGATGCATCTGAAGCTCAGTTAAAAGTATTCATTACTGAAGGTAAAATACGAAGTGAAAGCGAGAACATATCAGAAATTGCTCCTATTGCTGCTGCATTAGTAATTGGTGCTGGTCTTGCAGTTGGAAAGGCGGTATATAATAAATTTTATAGTGATGTTGCTAAGGCATGTGCTGGAAGAAAGCAGGATGATAAAAGAAGATGCATACGAGATTTTAAACTAAAAGCAAGTTATGCTAAATTAACAGCGTTAAAGAGAGAAATGGGAAAATGTAATCAGACAAATAACGTAAAAAAATGTAGAAATACTTTTATTAAGCATATGAAAAAAGTGGAAAAACAGATTCAAAAAGATAGGGTTATCTAGGAGGTAGTTAAAAGATGGATATTAATAAAATGAAGTTAGGTCTTATGTATATTTTTTCAGAGAATGAAAAGGTATCGAAGCCAGCTAAACTTCAACTTATAAATTTTATTGAGCAAGCTGATGAGTATCAGTTGAAAGTTTTAATAATGGATGGTGAGCTTGTGTCTAAAGATAAATTAGATGAACAATCAATGGGTATTATTAATGATAGATTTGATGATACTCTATTAAATAATATTTATGATGCAGCTTTAAAAGGTATTACAGCTGCTATAGCTTTAAAGAAATAAAAGAATAATAATTTTGAAACGAAAGAAAGGAGATATGGAAAATGACATTCAAAGGATTTGCAGTAGAACTCCCGGTGTATGAAGTAATTACACCACAAACCAAACAATCATTTACTTTAAAAACTCTTAATGTACAAGAGGAAGAAAAGTTAAAAGGAAGTTTAGTTACTCCAGCAAAAATTGCGGAGCATTTAAATAAGTGTATTTTTGACTCTTTGGTATCTAAACCAGAGGGTATTACAGACCTTGATTCTTTTCTTCGTAATGTAACATTGAAAGATAGAGATGCTCTTTTGTATGGTCTTTATCACATTACATATGAGGAAATAAGAAACTATCAGGTAAAATGTACAGCTTGTGCTCACGAGTATGCTATAACTATACAAGCATCAAGTACATTCAATTTCAATTCATATCCGAATAAAGATATTTTAAAAGATAAAGAAAAAATTGAACTCCCTGTTTCAAAAGGTGTTTTTGTAACAGTTAAACAACCAACTCTATTTGATGAAATATCAGGCATAACTCAATTAGGGAATAGACCAGGAAGTACAATTGAACTAATAACAGAAACTCTTATCATTGATAGATTTGAGCAAGACGTTGAGGATAAAAAAGCTCCTATTATTTATTCTGAGAGAATTGATGTTATTGATGCTTATCTTTCATTACCTGCTCGAGACAAACGTGCTATATATCGTGCATATGAAAAGGCGTTTGGAAATTATGGTATTGAGTTAAAGATGCAAAGTAATTGTACTAGTTGTGGTAATCAAGATGAGTATGATATTGATTTAGTGGAAAGCTTTTTTCGCGCATTGTTCTCAGCATGATCAGATTTCAGATTTTAGAGATAATCTTACTGAGAACATTTTTGCATGTATGGAGATGAGTAAACAATCATATGTAGATGTTATACTTATGCCAGTTAAAAGATTTCAAGATTACCTTAAATGGAAATCACAACTAGAGGAACAAAAGCAAAAGAGATTTGAAGAGGAAAGTAAAAAATATGGCTAATATATTAGATAGATTTAATGAAGCAGTTGCTGGTTCAAATTCTAAATTAGCTGATTATACTTCAAAAGTTAGTGTTAGAGGAGACTTCAAAAGGATTTCAAGTATAGAAGTTCTTATTAGTTCTTGGAATAATATATTAATGACTCCAAGAAGAACTTACCAGTTTGATCCTGAGTATGGAAGTAATCTATATAAAATGGTTTTTGAACCTGCTGATCAAGTAACTGTTAATAAAGTTGTGGAAGAAGTTACATCTACTTTATTAAAATATGATGATCGAGCAGATATTGAAAATGTGAATGTTACGTTTTTTAAAAATCTAAAAGGTTTTTCTGTTGCTATAGATGTTAATTATCAAGGAGAAACTGGTCAATTAGAAATTATTATTGATGAATCTACATACTTTAAATTCTTCGAAGCATCGGATTCACAATAAGGGGTTATATAAATGATTACACAAACAGATAGAAATATTTTAAAGGATGTTGGGAGAAAGTATTTGCTTGATATTGCTCTTGATAGTCAGATATTAAAAAATAAACTTACCTTTAAGGAGCATGTTGAATTATGTAACTCTATTGGTAGCTTATCATATAAAGAAGTTGTAGCTCTGACTATTACAGAAGACATTAAAGAATTTGAAGGTAAGTTTCGTAAATTTCTAAAATATGGTTTTGCAGCAATTGCAGGTATGACTGCCGGAGCGGTAGCTGCCACAGGTATACTTGCCACGGCTGGAGGTGCTCTTTTGGGACCCCCTCTTGCTATGTTTGTATTATACATATTTAGAAAATTAACAGATACTTGCTCAAGATCATGTTTAGCTAAATTTCCAATGTCAACTCAAAGAAAGATTTGTCGTTATCAATGTCAAGTTAACGCAGCTCGTAAAATTGTTAATGATCTTAGATCAGAAATCACAAAATGTAATCAGTTTGCAAACCCTGAAAAGTGTGAGAAAAAACTCAGAAAAGAATATATAAAATGGTCAAGAAGATTACAACAACAAATGGTTAAATTGAATAAAGCTAGTTTGGGTACAGAAGAAAAACTAAGAAAACAAAGACAAAAAGAATTAGCCAAAAAAGCGAAAACCCTTGCCGCAGGATATCAAGTTCCAGTATCTAAATTATTAAATATTGTTACTGAAAGTAAACAATTCAGACAAAACATCCCATTTAGACAACACTTAAAAATATATCAAGCAGTCAATTCAATCAAAGAAGAAGATGATAGTTTAGCAGTCAAACCTCCCAAGATAGATCCCAAGAAAGAGAAATATGCAAGAAATGCATTATATCTTGGTCTTTGGGTAGTACCTATTCCCTTCTTTAATGACGTTGTAAATTATATTATAAAAAAACATAATTTTGCATGTATTGGAAAATGTTTAAAACAAAGAAAATTTTCTAGAACATTATGTATTCATCAGTGTAGTTATTTATCAGCAAAATATGCAGTACAGATGTTAAACAAACAATTATCAAAATGTGGCAAATCTAATAAGCCTGTTAAATGCAAAAAGAAAATTTATGATATGCTCGAAGATTGGAAACAAAGAGAGGTTGAAGCTAAGATTAAGTTTAATGCATCTATGAGATCAGAGATGCGAAAAGCAAAAGAGAGAGAAGGTAAACTATAATGTCAGATATTCAAAATTATAATCGCTTATATAGTTATGTACATGAGTATCAAAATCTATTATATGATTATTATAGTAAACATGCGGTTAGATTTTTAGTAACATATTATAACTTAAATATTGATGAAACAATCTGGGAAGATGAAGATATTTTTGGTGGTTCATATGAGCAAACTGGAGATCTGACAGGCATAAAAAGAAATAAACTTTTACTTCTTCCTGTTTATTATCCAGAAGAAGTAACAACTTCATTTGATGCTGAGGAAATTGGTTATAATAAAAATACTGAAACTACTATTGTTATACCAAGCTCTTATGGATTTAAACCATATCCACATGATATTATAAAATTTGAACAAGGATTTTTAAAACCTACAAATGATATATCTCCTCTATATACAGTTACTGGAGTAGAGATTCATCCAAACACTGATAAAAGATATTGGAGATTAAAATGTCAAGTATTTCAAAGTGAAACTTTATCATCTGTAGATAGTCAGGTTGTTAATACATATGCTTTTGTTGAATATGATAAAAAGATACATACTCTTTCCAATTCACAGTTTATATCTAGACTTCTATATAAAGATTCACTTTTACGACCTGTTTTAAAAGATACCCTATTTGACGATAGAGTTGGGTTTTATTTCACACCCAGAATACCACCAAATTGTTAGGAGATAAAGAATGGCCAATACATTATTATCGGAGCAAATATATTTATCCAGAGATTCAATTCGTGAATTAGTTAGCAACGAAGTAAAGAATTATCTTGAACTAGAAAATGTGGATCTTGTAAAATCATCATTCCTTACTTTTTTGGTTGACACCATTTCGACATTGACTGGTAACCTTTTATTTTATCAGCTATCAACATATCGTGAATTTTTCTTAACAAAAGCACAACTTCCAGAATCAATATTAAATCTATCTTCATTTCTTGGGTATAATACAAAAGAAGCTATCCCTTCAACTGTAAACGTATTAATGACAATTCCATTTGGGTTTGATGATCCAATTACTCAATTTACAATACCAGAAGGTTTTAAATTTACGGCAGACGGGGATGTTGAATTTGTAACTTATTATAGTACAACTGTTGAAGTAGTAAATAATGCAAATGTAACAATTAAAGTCATTGAGGATAATAAAAGATTTAATCTCCCTGTTGATTTATCAACTGAATCTTTTAGTTTTGTATTACCATTAACTCAAACTAAAATTATTGAACAAGAATTTCAGATTGATACTGATATACAACAATTCCAATTTGTAACATTAGACGTTCCAATTACTGGTGAAGTCGCTGAACTACAAGTTAATATTCAAGAACCTGGAAGTTCAGGTACAACAACATGGACTGAATTTGATAGTCTATTTCTTATGGATCCGACAGATAAGGGATATGTATCAAGAAGAACAGATACAGGAAGAAAGTTAACTTTTGGTAACGGACTGGTTGGTGTACAACCAGTTGGAGGGTCTACTGTTTATGTAACAACTCTAACAACAGATGGCGTTGAAGGTAATGTTATTGGAGGTTCAATTAGAGAAGGAGATAGAATTTATCTAACGACTTTAGCAGGTGTTACCCAAATTGTTGAATACGAAGTAATTAATGCCTCATCTGCATATGGTGGTCAGGATGAAGAATCATTAGAAGAAATCAGGAGAAATTCAATTGCAGCAATTAGATCATTAGAACGTTTAGTTACAGAAGGTGACTATAAAGATATTAATGTCGTTGTTCCTGATGTTCCATTTGCTCAAAACTCACTACCTGTTCTTAAACGATCTGATTTGCAGGTCAATGAGATTGAACTTTTTAGCGCCTTATTATTTGGGACTGGAACAACAGAAATTGAAAATTTGGTTCCCACAAGAAACGCTGTATTTACTGTACCACAGGGGACTACAAGATTATTTAGAAATGAAATTATAACTATTGGGGACAGTGATTATTATAATATATTTGAGATAGATATTGATACACACAATACAGTTGGTATATATGAATATATTATTTTAGCAATAGATATTCTTCCTGCATTAGAAACAAGTTTTACATCAACATATGATATTTATTCTGATTTATTAGAAGTTGAAAGAACAGGTACTCAAGGTATATTTAAACTTCATTATAAATCTACAGAATCTGATTCTGAATTAACAACATGTGAAATGGTTATTCAGTCAAGCGGCTCAACAAGAATTATGACTAATGATTCAACAGCAGGTTATTTTACTTATACATTTGATCCTTATACTAATATCCCAGCGGGTGAACAAACATATGAGTTTACAATAAGAGATCCAAGTAATGCTGAAGTTGCATTATATTCTAATAAAGTTACATTCAGGGCAGACTTAAGCACATTTATGAGATCAAATGTTGCTATTGATTCAACCAATATTATTGTATATGATGTTCCTGTTATAGAAAAAGAATATTATGATGGTATTAATCAGAAAACATTTGAATCTCAAGTACTTCAAGAATTAACTAGTGCTGCAGATTTGTCTGATCGTAGAATGCTAACTGACTTTTCAAATATAAAGTTTACAAATACGTTTGGTGTGTTGAATACAATGCTTCTCAATCAGCCTACGATTTCATCCGTTATTGATATTGTCCCAACTGAACCTACGTTGTGTGATGTTGGAGATAGATATATTCTGGATCTGTATCCAAATAGGCATTTAGAACATCAAGATAATATTATTAGATGCACAGACGCTACAGCATTAACGTTTGCTTACGAAGAAGCTGTTTCTGATGCAATTGTGTATGTTGAAAATAAAGGAATAAATTATATCTATTCAGTAAAAGGATGGATTCCATTACCTCTTTATCAAATCCCTCTTGAAATTGAAATTGAAGTATTTAGAGATATATCGTTTAGTGGTACTTTAACATCATTACAGGATACTGTTAGAACATCTATCATAGATGCATTTAAGGATAGATTTGGTACTGGTGCTGAAGTATATAGATCAGAAATTATTGATGTTGTTCAAGAAATTGATGGTATAAGTCATTGTAGTTTAAGAAAACCAGAAACAAGTATATTCTTTAATTTTGAATTGAAAGAGTTAACTGAAGATCAATTATTAGAGTATGGCCCAGAATACGTTTACTTTAATGAAGATAATATTACAGTTAGGGTGGTATAATTATGGAGCAGTTACTTGCAAAAGCAAATATTAATGATGCCAGATTAAAAAGTCATTTAACAAGAGTTGTGGCTAAGAATTTGGGAGCTTTATCTGCACCGTGTTATTATCCCGAAGTTAAAAAGAATTTTTATGAATTTTTAAAGCTAACAGGACTTACAGAAAAAGATATAAAGGAATTTGCAAAAAGACGCTGGAAGGGAAGAAAAGAATCTAAATTTGCAACTCAAAGTAATGCAATTGCTAATTTTAATGTATTCTTACTTCAATACTTTCTAAAGAAGAAAGATAAAACAGCGTATAAATATATGATGATTTTTTTCATCATAAGGCATTATGCAAACTTGATGCACAAAACATTTAAGTATTGTAACGATGAAACATTTAAATATGCTCTGGAAGTCTTAACAAAAACCCACCTATTTGCAAGAGAGAAAACAATCTCTAATGCTCTTTTTTATATTGCAAGTGAAATGGTAAGACGTTGGTCGAGAGGTTTACGAACTGGCGATTTAGATGCAATATCAAGATTTATGCAAGATAGTAGAACTAGAGTTTCTCAAAGTATGAAGAGTTTTGCGCAAACATATTATAAAGCAGCAGAAGAAGGATCAGCATTGAGAAGTGAAGAAGAACCATCAGAAGAAGAGAATGTATATCAGATTAAAGCAGCGAGTAAGGGAATTCAATTAGCTGATGAAATAACTAAAAAAATAACTGTGTATAGATTTAGTGATTATAAATCACAAGAGACTGCCCGTAATCTTGCAAAAATTAATTCTTCTCTTGCAACACAGATAGTATCTAAATTAAATAACACAAAACATTCGGACAATTTAAGAATTATTTTTAGATTATTTTTAAAAGATTTAAAAGATGCACAATCATTATGCGGAAAGAAATATGAAGTATATATTAGACAACTAATGTCTATAAAAAGAACGAAAATGAAAATCTATTTTAAACAACAAGTTAATGTTTTGCTTATAAAAATTTTAGACGAAATAGATTACAAATTAAAATATGACAAACTCACATCACAAACTCAATTCCTTATTAATTTATATCTCGCCTATTATTTAACTATGGTATTGAAAAATACTGTATGTTAAAGATGCGGAATAAAACTAGCATCAGTATCAGTTACTAGATCGTTCTGTGTTTGAAATGCGTCATGAGGTACTCTATTTTGTTCGCTTGCAGCGACTACTTTGGGTGCTTGTCTTTGTTTGGCTGCTGCATTTTTAACTGAGTGTATTAATTCTTCTATAGATGGTTGATGTACTCGTGTTGTTAAAAGGTTTATACCAGCTCTATCTCCAACAACTTGATTTATTTTATTTCTTTTTGTATATAATGCAGCATCTGATTCTGTAAGAGATTTTATATAATTTCTTACAGTTGGTCTATTTGTGAATGTATTTTTTCCTTCTTCAACAAGCATACTATTATATAAACTTGAAAAATCAAGTCTCACATCTACTATACCAAGATTTTGATTATATGCAATTTGTTGTTGGTCTCCACCTTTAATCACAGTAATATTTGTAATGACAGCTGGATTTAAATTATAAATTCCAGTAGATTTTATTTTATGAAAAAATGGCCAATTATATGTTTTACCATCATCTGATCTTGGAACAGCTAAGCATAAGAGTACAGCAAGAGGACCAGCTATATGTTCTTCAGTTGATGCTTTATTTCCTGGATTTGGATTATATAATCTAATGGTTGCAGTATATGATGGAGTGAATCCACTATTTACCCAAACTTGCGGAAAGTCAACTCTTTGACCAGCCACCATTTTACTAATTAGAGCTGCTCCACCTCCCATAAGTTTACTTAGTCCAGAGGCTTCTCCAGATTGCATTCTTTTAATTAATTTATCAAGACCTGCAGCTGTTGATTGTGCTGCACTACCAGCTCCCGACATCAAACCTCCAGCAGCGCCTCCCATTTCTCCACCAATATCTGTCATAAGTTTTCCAAATTTACCTGCAGCTTCTATTCCTGTATCTGCTCCTGCCATTTGTGCTAATTGTGACATACCTTGTGAAGCAACATCTGTAAACTTTTGAAGATATGTTTCAGTATAATTATTTGTAAATGAATCTGTTGGAAAGTTATCAGCTAAGAAAGCGCATTTAATTGGTACTTGAGTTGCAAATCCGTGATTCCCCAATATTTTTAAATATGTATCCGGAACTTCATCAAGTCTGAATAAGTTTAGTCCGCTTTCATAATGGGGTTTACATGGTACTATTTCAAGAATAGGCATACTATTTACAACCATTTCATCGCTTATCCATGTAGATGGAGGAAGTCCAAATACTCCATTAAAAGGGTTTAATTGTTTTATATTAGCCATTATTATATCTCCTTACCTTATATTACATCTAGTTACATCTTGTGCGAATCCATGTCCAGAACTAAATGGGCCCGCGCCGCCACCACCACCAGAGGAAGTGGACATTTGATTGCTATTCGATGAAGCTACTACATTTGTGTTCATCATTATAGCAGCTGTAGTTTGTTTACTTCCTGTATCTACTTTTTCACCCAGTTGTTTAGAAAGTTCATTATAACCTCTTTTTCTTGATTCTTGATCTAAAGCAAACCTTTTTGTTTCAGTATCCATATAGTTTTCAAGTGCGTTATTTCTTCTAGTACTCACACTCTGAACTACGGATGAAGGATCAAATCCTTTTGGTACTGGTACTGGTTTAGGTACTGTACTTGCTGGTTCATTTAAAGCAGATTCTAATTTACTTGCTAAAGTTCCTTCATGAATATCTTTAACCGTGCTCATAACTTTCTTAAAAATAGCACCAATTATTGGAAGGTTAGATACTTTTTCAATAAATTTGTCTTTTAGATATGTATATGCTTTTTTCATACCAACTATTGGGAACATCATATTGTAAAGAACTACTTTTACAGTTTTTGATATTTTATCCAATAGATCACTACCAAACATATTTTTTAGTTTTTTACCAATCCATACGAATGGCATTTTGATATATCCAAAAATAGTGGCCATAGTACCTCCAATCCATTTCATTGCTGATTGTACAAGACCAGGTTTTTCCCACCATGTTTTAAAACTTTCCCATACTTTTCCAAGAGTCATTTTAAAACCCCATTTCATTAATACCCATGCACTTTTTAAGCCTTCTTTTAACATTTTATATGGGAAGATAACAATATTCCATACACCTTTTACCATATCTTTTATAGCACCAAAAGTTTTGGACATACCTTCAGATATTTTCTTTCCACCAACGAAACCGAGAATACCCCCTGCTGCTGCTCCAATACCACCACCTATTAATGTACCAATACCTGGAACAATAGATCCAATTGCTGCTCCAAGAGCACCACCTTTCATGGCTCCATGTGTGGCACCAGCAAAACCGGTGTCTGAACCTCCAAGAAATCCAGCTAGTCCTCTAGTTAAAATACTTCCTGCAAAACCTTCTGGATCTCTCATTGCTGAAAATGCATCCCACGCTCCCATTGCACCACCAACTAAAAGACCAGCTCCTGCTCCTGCAAGTTTTCCTCCAAACTTAAGAACCTTTCCTCCGACACCAAGAGCTCGTCCAG